GTATAGCCCCAACTATTACCATACCCCTCAGCAATTACCTTGTAATGTCCGGGCTGCAAATCAGCATAGTATGAGCAAAATTCATAGGTCGCAGGTCGGGAATCAAGATATGTAGCTATCGTACTTGATTCCCAGTATCTCCGTGAACTGTCCATCGTTGTCCACTGCTCGATATTTCTATTAGGAGTTTGATTCCCCGGTATACTTTTCAGCGGCGCTGACCACGCAGTATTTACGTGACCAACTTCCTTGCTTGTGATGTACTGTATCTTGACATTCTCAATGCCGCCTATTCTTTCAAACGTATAATCGGTATTCGGCGTAATATCGACTTTTTTGGTATAACACCATTTACCGAGCGCAGGCAAGTCACCTGACGCATAGACTACAATTCGACCTGTTCCGTCGTCGCCGCATTGCACTGTTAATGGATAACCACCGTCTTCGTCTATCCAAAGGCTTCCTATGTGACCGCTGAAAATTTCTAATTCAGTTTCATTTTCACCGTCGCTGAGAACTATTTTCCCAATATCTTGCGGAGTTATGGGCGAATCGTTGGCATTGAAACGGAAGCTGATATTCGTCGCTGAGCCCGAATTAAACGATCCAGTTCGCGCTGTTGAATCCGAGTATACCGCCGCTACTTGTCGTCCGTATGTACCGTCCGGCATAGTTCCTTCGATTTGACGAAGGTAGTTGATGCCTGCTGCTCCTGCAATATCGGTAACGCCGTCGGGGATATACACTGTTGTGATATCGGCGTTACCCGTGAACGCCGTTCCTCCGATCGTGTCCGTCTGAGCGCTGCCAAGCTCCTCAGGTATCTCGATATGCTCGCTGCTGCCTGTATAGCCTGTCACTGTAGCCTTGCCGCCTGATGCGGTATAGGTATAGTCACTGCTGTAAATCAGCTCCTCCGCAGTGATATTCTGCCCGTAAACGTACCCCGTGACCTCAGTCAGCTCGGACACGCCCGAAGCTGTAACACGTACAGTATGCATACCGCCTTTTACAGCTCTGTCAAGGCTGAATGTCAATGTAGTATATCTGCCCTTGCTCGCTGTTGTTCGCGGCTCTATGGACTGCTTTGCACCGTCGATATATACCGCTGCTGTAACAGTTGCTGCATCTGTTCCGAGAATCGTCAGTTGACAGTTGATAAACACGTTTGTGCTGTCCTTGCAGCTGAACCTTGCCCGTGCGACTGTTCTTTCCGTCGGGAATAGCGCTCCTATGTATGGCGTTAGGTCAGCAGTGTTGATGTTCTTAGTTATCGACCTCCCCGAAGGTACAGCCGACGAGCCCGAGCTCTCGCTTGAATCCGACGATACGAAATTACCTACACTCGGCGCGCCGCCTGCCGTTATGGTGTGAGGTGCGCGAAACTGCCAGAAGTTGCCGCAGACAAGAAATGTCGTATCTTCTTGCGTTGTGATAGCGTCCTGAGCGATACCGCCCTCAAGCGTGACCATATCGCCAAGATCAAGTGACGGGTCGCCGTAAAACTCGACCGTTCCCGGAATTGTTTTCGCGAATGCAAGCTTGTATAAGATATCATAGCAAACATCTGTATAGTAGGTCTGCTCCGTCCCCGAAGGCGGAGCCCATATCCACTTGTTGCCCTCGAAGCACAACACCGATGATGTCTTGTGTGAGATCGATGAGTAAGCCGTATATGTCTTGCCGTAGTCTGTATACGCTACAGCTCGCACGCCGTAGTCCCCCTCTTGCAGCTCTGCACGGAAGCGCCTGCTTGCTGGTATCGTCAGTACAGATTCTGTGCCAAAACGTCGGAACTCGATCTTACCCTCGCGGTTCGCGAACGCAAAGCCGCCTATGATCTGAGCTATCTCTCTTACTTCGTCCCAGCACGTCGTATCGAAGTGAACGCAGGTACCGTTGAACGCAGATATCGCTATCATCTGCGTTATCTGAGCTGCTGTCTGTGCGAACTCGATGCCTGCTGCGCTCTCGACAATGCTCAGAACAGTGCTCAGTGATATCACGCCGACATCATCAATACCGACAGGAGTTACAAGCCGCGCCATGTGGTCGTGTCCTGTGATACTCAGGAAATGTACGTTGTCTCGCTTTGCATCGGCGATATCCCATACCCCGAGAGGTATGGTGATACGCCCCATAGTGGTATCTACGCCAAAGCTTAGACGTACTTCTCCCCCAACAAGTTCCACAGCTCTTGCTTCATCATTCTTGATTCGTATATTGAGCTCGCCTATGTACATTTCGCCGAAATTGAACACTTCCTCATCAGCAATACAGCGGCTGTCTATCGTAGGTGTACCGACGATAGTATTATCATCTACTGTCAGTTCTGTGCCGCTCGCGTCGAATATTCTGCCGCTTATGTGCTGTGTTTTTTCAGCGGCAAGAGCCGCTTGGAAGGCGGCTTCCTGCTCCGATGATTCAAAATGAAACATATTCTGCCCTCCTATATCTGGATGAGATTAACCGACAATTCAGCGATATCGCCTTTGTCGGTTACATTTCTGTCGCTTGGGTAAAAAATAGCAGTTTCCCATGCGCCTGCATACCAGAACTTTACTTCCTGCGTAAAAGCACTGACAAGCCCGTTGACCTGCGCTATATCTGCACTCGGTCCTTTAAATTTCAGATTGATCTTAAAAACGCCTGTTCGTATCGGGTAACGCATAGCATCGCCTGTCTCCGCAGAGCGTCCTGAACCGTCCGCAAGAAGATCGGTACAGATAATGCTATATCCGCCGTCGCACAGAGGTTGAATCGCAAGTGCTGTACCTGTCTGCTGACCCGCAGGCTTGATATAGTCTATAACTTTAGATATCATTATTTTCCACCTCGCGCCTTATCCGAATTGACGATGCTCAGCACTTCGCGGCTGAATTCCTTCGAGTTTCTGAACAAATAGTTGATTATCTCTATATTCATACCGTTCTTTAACAGCTCGTAGATCATTCTTAATAGCTCGACTACCTCTGGATCACTACCAACCATGCCTTTGAGCTTAGACAGTGGAGATATTACCTCTGGGTCAACCGCTGCATTACGGTTATCTCCGACCATTGCAAGCGTCGGAGCTGTGGCAAGTCCGCCTGTTGCAAGATGTGGTATCTCAGGTATGTCTACTGTCGGAAGCCAGCTGAACGGTTCAGCTCCGAGAATGCTGACATCTCGCAGCCCATCTAACGCCCAGTTGATTCCCTCGAATGGCTGTGATATTACCCAGTTGATACCGTCTATAAGACTGTTAACTGTACCTTTAAAGATATCAGCGATATTGTCCGCGATACCCTCAAAGATTACGCCGCCGCGCGAGAAAACGTCCTTGATAGCTCTCCATGCTTCTGAGAACTTGTCTCTGAACCAGTTTGTCACGTTACCGAAGCAACGTGTTATACCACTCCAGACGCTGCTGAAAAACGACTCAACAGACGATAGCGAAAATGCCGACTTGATATTCTCCCATGCTGTTGAGAAAATATCACCGAACCAGTGACCTATACCGCTGAAAACATCCTTGATAGCATGAAGCATCTTCGTGAATATCTCGCTGATACGTGATATTCCTGCCGCCACTGCATTGTAGAGTCCGTCAACGATATAGCCGCCCATTTCCGCCATGACTTTTGACGGAGAATGGATACCGAACGCTTTTTTGAAGCCATTAACAATCGGCTTGAACATATGATCGTATATCCAGACTGCAACATTGGCAAGCGCATTGAGTATACCTAAGAAAATGCCTGCGACGATATTACCGCCGCACATCTCGATTTTTTCTTTGAAGTAGCCTACAACGCTGTTATAGCCTGATACGAGTACGTCCCAGACTTTGTTGATAAGTCCTATAGCTAACGATAGCGCTGCACCAACAGCTGCTCCTGCAAGCTCAAACGCTCTTTTTACAAGTCCGCTCCAGTCGATGTTTGCTATCATAGCAAACAGACCGCCTAAGAGGTCAGACCCGAGCTTGCTCCAGTTTACAGTCTCAACAAAGCCGATTACAAGATCAATAATGCCATTTAGTATCTTGCTGACTGCATTTGCAAGCCTTCCTGAGATATCGACAATATCGATATTGCAAATAAAATCAGCAATCTTCGCGCCTATGCTCCGCCAGTCAACAGTAGTTGCTATGCTGATAGCTGCATCAAGTACACCCTTGATGCCCTCTGATACTGTCCGACCTGCTTTGGCAAAGTCAATGCCCTCGAACCAACCGTTGATAGCATCGCCGATACCAGAGCCTAAGCCCCTGAAGTCAAAAGTCGTAACAAAAGCAAACGCGGTATCTATCAGCGCTCTTATCCTTGCAGATAAAGCTTTACCGAGCTGTTTCCAATCGGTTTTATTTATTGCCCTGTTAAGCCCTTTGGCTATGCCGCTGCCGATCTTGCCCCAGTTGATGTCGTCAAAAAACTTGTTGATAGCAGATGTGACAGTATTTAGACCGCCTGCGACCGTATCGCCGAGAACGTCCCAGTCAAGCTTATCAGCAAAGCCGTTTATAGCGTCTGTGACTTTACCTATGCCGCTGTTTACTTTAGCGCTGATGCTGTCCCAGTTGATACCGCTGATAGCAGCGTTCAGGCGCTCAGCAAGTATGCTGCCTACGCCTTTCCAGTCACCGCTCTTGATAGACTGCTTTAGTTTTTCCGCCCAGTCTGGAAGCTCAGGTTCTGACATATCGAGCTTGCTGTAGTCAATGCCGCCGCTGTCTGATGAGCTGTCATCACCGCCAGAAAGCACATTCATCTCGTCGATGCCAGCCATTGCCATTTTGGCTTTTTTAGCTGCATCTGCCGTTGATTTTAGCTTTTTAGTGGCTTCGGCTGCCTGCTTGTATGTACTGCCGAATAAGCCAGATATAAAGCCTGCGATCTGCTTTGTAATAACCGCAAGCCCCGACATGAGGTTATTAAGTGCAGGCATTATAGCCTGCATGATAGGAGTAAACGCTATTTCCAGATTAGCTTTGACTTGATTCAATGAGTCTGAAAACTGCTTATCGGCTTTTGCTGCTTCAAGGAATCCGTCCTTGATAGCTCGGAACGCAGCATATATACTTGCTGCAAAGAATACTCGTTTGAACGAGTTCTTCAGCATCGTGCCGAGCTTTGATATAGGCTTAGTAACTGATACAGCCGACTTTGCAACGCCGCCGAATCGTGATCTCAGCGAATCCAGTGCTTTGCCGCCTACAGATTTCAGCTTTTTGAATGCACCCGAAGCTATGCTGCCAACTGCTCCGAAAGCTTTTGAAGCAACGCTTTTGACCTTAGAAAATGCACTTGTTGCTGAATCAGAAAGCTGCTGCCATTTCTTTTGAAGGATACTGGCTTTTTCAGAAGTGTGCTCAACTTCCTGTCCGACTGTTTCCATTGGCGATGTATCGACATTAACTTTACCTACTTCAGACAGCTTTTCATTTACTTTATCAACAGTTTCTTGTGTTGCTTTATCCAGCTTTTCTGTCATCTGTTGTATTTCAGCCTCGATCTGCGATGAATCGTATTGGAAATTATTCCCCATTGTAACTGCTCTCGGAGCTTCGTTCACAGCATCGAGCAAAGCTTCTTCCTGTTCTTTCATTCGTTGGTTAGCTCTCTCAACAGCGTCTGCAATGCCATCACTTGCAGCTTCATTAACACTGTTTATAGCTTCGCTGACTGCCTTGCCTACTGATTTTCCTGCCTTCTCCATAGGCGCAGAGATAGCGTTTTCAATAGCTTCTCCCACCTTAACAGCAGGAGCTTCAGCAGCACTTTTGATTTTATTAAGCTGCTCACCGATTTTATTTTTTATAACTAAATCAAGAGATATTTGACCTACACTTCCTGCATTATCAGCCATTTTCTCACTTCCTTTCTCGTAAAGTATCAATAATTACTTAAACATCGCAGCAAACATTTTCTCGAAATGAGCTGCGACATCTTCTGGTTTCTTTATCGCACCGCTCGACAACTTTTGTTTAGCCCGGAAGTTTCGCCACTCATTTCTGATGTGGTGCTCATGCTGTGTAAAGTGCTTCAAACGTTCCTTATTTTCCTCTTTACGAATGAGTACAGTCTGACCGAGCGGAGTATCTTCCATGAGTCCGCCTATAAGGATAAGCCACTCAGAGTATGATAGTTCCTCCTGCTCAGACGGGAGCAGTCCATATTGCTTAGCGACCGACTGTATTATCAACAGGTGGTCGTATTCAAGATCATACCATGTCTCAGTCTGATTCGTATGGGTTGCGAAAGTTATTATCCTCCGTCATTCTCTTTGCGGCTTCTCCCACGAGCGGGGGAAAGGTCTTCCTAACAATATCGTTTACTTCTTTTTCTTTGCACTCCTTAGCTTTTTTAGCTGCAAATTCATCTGGATCACCGCCTGTCATAGCATCAATGATTATTTCTATTATTTCCTGATATATTTCAAACGACATATCACCTACAACTTCTTCGACTTCCTGCGCCTTAGTTCCAAATGCGAGCTCAAAAATTCTATCGATTACTTCAAACTGATCGATAGTCTCATCGTCTTTAACATTGCTTAACTGCTTCGAGAGTTTTATGACCTTCCGTACGGTCTTGGTGCGATCGTCAATCGGATACTTATTGTCGCCGATCTCTATCTCTGGCGATCCGATAAGGCGCTTCTTATCAAGTGTATAAAGTTTTCCCATTATATTTACCTCCATATAACAACAGCGCCCGATTATTCAGGCGCTGTCTCTTCTTCGTTTACTGTGTATTCGTTATCGTCGGTGCTGCTTGGTTCTTCGCTCTGCGACTCTGATGTTGCAGCCTGCATCATGTCGCTGGTGTAAAAGTCGGCTTACCGTCGCTCATTACGTCAAATGCGAGCGGTGCAACGGTTCTCGAATCACCTGCGCCCCACTCCGTTACATTAACTACGCAGGGCATAACAAGCTTAGCACCGCTTGGGAAGTTCCACGTAAATGTGGTGCTGCAATCCTGACCTGTCTTAGTAGCAAGTCCCTCAATGTAGTCGTTTCCTGCGTCACCTACATTGCGTTTACCGCTGACAGATATGGTGATCGCCTTACCTGTAACGAGTCTTCTTGTCCAACCTTCCGTATCATAAGGATTCCACTCCTCTACATTGCCGTCGATAGACACGGAGAAGCTTTCCATATCAGCTATGGTCTTCTGATTTGTCTCAGTAGCGCCGTCGCCGCCTGTAATATCAATGCTGAACTGATTTTCATAGCACGGATATACTCCTGTAACTGTATTACCAGGCATTATTCCTCATTCCTTTCTGTGTATATGAAGTCGGCATCTACAATGTACTCGCAGATGCCTTTTTCGTCTTTGCCTATGGCGCGGACTGCTTTTACGTCCGCAAATTTGATAGTATGGTCTGACGTATCTCTTTCACGCAGACCTTTGATAGCTTCAGCAAGCTCATGAGCTTTGCTTTCTGCTGCTGTCGGGCTATTACTCCAATGTACCAGCAGCCTGATCTTAGCTGTTTCGTAGCTGCTGACAGTACCGATGCACTCACGCGGCACGAAGTCATCACGCTGATATACTCCGATAGTCTCAGTCAGAGAAGCATCTATCGTCCCTGCTGTGACTGCTTCGGCATTAAGTAATTCCTTCACTAATGCAGCTATTTCAAGCAATGTCAGATAGTTCATATGTCTGCTCTCCTCCTGAATATTTCTGCGAACTCAGTCCGCACGAAGTCTTTTTTATCGCCTGTGATGTAAGGTTCAAGCCAGTATGCACCAGCGTTCTTGTTCTTACCACGCTGGAAGTTGTACTCAGGATGATAGTATAAGCGCCGAGCCTGCGGTGAGCCCGTTATCAGGACAGCGCCGTTCTCGGTACGTTCGACAAACGTCTGATTATTCTGCATATCTCCTGTATCAAACGGCATTGTCTGTGATGATACCAGATCAGTGTATATCACTTCCAGTGTCTCTATCGCAGCAGCAAGCGCAGCCTGCTCCAGTCTGTGGATAGCTTTATGATCGAGCTTTATCTCAATCTTCATCAGATCAGCTCCAGTCTGGTATAGTTCACTGTCCCGTCGGGATTACGGCATTTCTGACTTGCGTATATACGGCGGTGTATACCACTCAACACATTGACATCACCCTCGATATCATCAACATCAGGAGCAATGTCACCGTTGAAAAGTGCTGTTGCATTTAGTGTTATGAGCTGCTTGTCTGCGGTTATGCGCTGTACCGTCTTTTCTGAGTAGTTGCACTTGCCCTCGAATATAACAGTGCGCTTAGGAGAGCCGTCCATATTAAGTCCGCTCTCCCTGTATACTGTTATCGGAGTTGTACAAACCCTGTCAGGCACGAGCTGAGGATATTTCATTCACATCAGCCCCCTGTAACATAGTCCCGTCTGCATGAGCAGACTGTAAACCTCACTTGATGTAGTTACGCCGCCAACCGTTACTATCTTTGACTTGTCAAAGCTCATGCTTACACCGTTGATTGAGTACGCAGCAAGTGGACTGTCAAGCAGCTCCGCATTATCATAGCAGAAATCCATATGAAGCTGCACCGCTTCCTTGATAAGCTCCTGCTGAAACTCTGTCAGATTCTCAAAGCCTGCCTTGACGATCCTGTTAAATGTCAGGCTGTCGATGTCACGACAGGCTCTGCGGATTCTGCTTTCAATCTGCTCCTCAGGAATGCTGCCGCTGTATTCACTCGGTTCCAGATACATCAGGCTCACCGCCTGACTTTCCTTTCTTCTTAGGCTGTTCAACAGGCTGCTCGGCATCTGCCTTTTCTGCAACTGCCTTTTCCTCGCCCTTTTCTGCCGCCTTTTCAGCGACAAGAGCGTTATACTTTGCAAGGAGCTCATCATACTGAGCTGCCGGAACAGTCGCCGAGGGTGAGCGTGTGATCATCTTTCCGCCGTCATCGTAAATGTCGAAGCCTCTTGCAAGGTATTCCGCCTTGCTGCCGGAGTCTATAGTGTAGACCTTATTGTCCTTGATAGCTTTCATCGTATCCCTCCTTATGCGTCTGCATGGATAATGCAGCCCTGTGTCATCAGGTGGTCAATAGCAAATGTGCCGTTGTAGCGTCTGTTCTGATACAGGTACTTATCAGCTGTGCGGCTGTCTGTTCCGGGAGCGAAGAAATGAATGTAGCTGTACTTCACACGGCTTACCTGACACTCGGGGTCGATGAGAATGTACTGCATATTCTTAGCAGCTGTGCCTGTACCTGTTGCCGGAACGCAGCCGTCGGTGAAATCGTATGCAGTCTTGAAACGTGCAGAAGGAACCGTCACGATCTTAGTGATATCATCAAGTGTATGAACTGTTCTGTTGAGTGCGCCGTTGTTGCCATTGACGTTCCATGTGCGCTGAATGTCTGTAGCTTCTTTGAGCAGCTTCTTGTATGCGGCAGTGCAGTACAGAATAACCCTGTCGAGAGGTACACCTGCATCTTCCAGAGCAACGAGGTTGTCGTCGAAGTCGCTGAGAACATTCGCAGCAGTCAGAGTTGTGGTCTTTACTGTGCCGCCGATTCTGTTGAACTCGCTGTACAGCTTGGAGTAGGTGTAGCAGTCAAGCTCAGGGATAGCCTGTGTCTTCTCAAAGCGGCTGTGGATATTCGCAACGGAGAGGATAGTGTTTGTCTCGTCAACGTCCATAGGATCTACACCGAACTCGATGTCTCTGTCGTGATCGAGAGTCTTGTCCTCGAAGTCGTTGGAATAAGAGCCTGTGTTGAAGCTGAGAGAGCTTCTGCTGTGGTCCTTATATCCTGATACGGAGAGCTTAGGGATCTTGATATTCTTTGCACCTGTTACCTTGATATCGAGGTTTGAGTGGAAAAGAGCATCCGATGTCAGCTCCTGACCGTAAAGTTCTCTCAGTCTTGTATTAAACTGAGTAACATAGTTAATAGTGTTAGGCATATTATCAGTCCTTTCTTACTTTTTGCGGCGGATACCGAAGGCTTCATCGAGCTGTTCGTTTTCCGCAGCGTTGTCTTCTTTCGGAGTCTCAGCTCCGACCTTGAAACCGCTCTTGCCTTTTTCATCGGCGGTATGCTTCCACTCGGGGTACTTCTTTGCAACTGCCTGCAAAGCCTCGGTGATAGTGATACCGTCACGGTTAGCGGCATTCTCGGCGATGAGCACAGCGTCCTCAATGTACTTCCCTTTGAAGCCTGCATTGTGAGCTTCCAGCTGAGCTTTCAGCCTGGTGTTCTCAGCTTTGAGCTGTTCATTCTCGGCTTTATAGTCAACATCGGGAGCTGTCTCGGGTGTACTCTCAGGCTGCTCAGGTTCGCCTGTAGCAGTTTCCTCGGTGGTCTCAGGTGTAGTTTTCTCTCCCTGCTCCTCCGTGGCTTCTGAGGGCGTTCCCGGGGCTGTTTCAGCCTTGGGCTCCTCAGCTTTCTCCCCTGCCTTTTCAGCAGGCTTCTCAGCTTCGGTCTTCTTGTCCTTCTCCTCTGTAGGAGTGGTGTTCTCTGTTTCCATAGTTTACCTCACTTTCATTGGGATATAAAAATAGCACTTGCCGCCGACATTGTTGTCGGTCGCAAATGCTGTTTGGTGTTATTTATTGATATTTGCTGTTATTTGGTGGGGACATCTATGTCCTTGGCAAATGCTTTCAAGCGTTATTCTGCTGTGCAGTCCCACACAGGGACTTCCTCGATTGCTGCCCTTGTTTCAAGCATCGCAAGATACTTCTCCATAGCTTCGAGCTGCAATTTGTATATGCTCTTTGGGCAGCGCGGAACAAAGCTCAGGTTGTTCCAGTTGTCATACATCTTTTTCAGCTTTTTGTACCTGATTGTCAGCTGCTGATATTCGGCTGCGAAGCGCTCCTTGTAGTCCTCGGACTGCATAAGGTCGATAGTGTCTTTCAGTTCCATTCTCTCACCTCCTTCAAATGGGTATAAGAAAACCGCCTTGTTATGGGCGGTTTAGTCTTAATTCAGTTTCAAAGCTAAAGAAGTTTTTTCCACCATACTGCATTGTGGTCTTGTTAATATCTTTTGCTTTTTCAACTATTTCTTTTGGGGTATCCTTTGAAAAAGTTCTTACCTTTCCGTCTAAAAGATATCTATCCCATTCTCTTGGATAATTTACTAACATAAACTCACAACTCCTTTGCTAACAGTATTTCAACAACAGTTTTCGCTGTCTTTCTTGGGTTACCGTTGCAATATTCTGCAATACATTCTGAAATACACTCATCAATATCATATTTAGGATTTAGCCCATACTCTGAAAGGTATGCTTTCCTTAATAATATAATATCATTTTCAGGCTGATTTGTCAACTGTTCATTTATATCGTTGCGAAGTTTTTCTATAAGTTTCAGTTTGCTTTGATATAATGGATCTTTATGCTTTAATTTTTTCTGAAAAGCATGACCTAATTCATGTCTATAAGCATGATAGGGGGAATTTGTAGACCAGTTTCCTGATTTATACAAATCTTTAGCTGTCTTAGTCAGTGTATTTTTTCCATTTTCTCCACCAGCGCCAAATAAAAACAGCTCATTACTGTTGTCGTTATAAGAACCCCATACTCCATTTTTCTGATATGGAACAGCCGTAACAGCACGAATATTATCAAGTTTACCGAATATTTCTGTAAATTTATCATATTCGCTTGACAGTTCTTTTTGCAACTGCTCAGTTATTGGTTTTGAGCCGCTTACGCAGTCCATGTTAACACTTGGTACAAACGCTTTCTTTTTACCCTTTATGCTATGTATATTCTCGTTATTCTCAGGCTTTACCTCACCCTCATACACCTTTTCCTTGCCGTAATCACGCTTTAGAACAGTCTCGCCCTCCTCGGCATTGACCTTGTCGATGAAGTCTTTCAGCTCCTTCTGCGCCTGCCTGAGCTCCGCCTTTGCTTTCTTAATGTTCTCCGGATCCGTGAAGCCCTCGACCTTCCGCTTTGCCTTGCGTATCTTTCGTTCAAGGGCTCTCTGCTGCTGTTCAAGCTTGTAACGACGCTCACTGTCGGAGTTGTCCACGCTTTCAGGCAGCGGATCACCGTCACGCCAGAGACTTATGCTGTGCCGGCAGTTCGGGTGGAACAGTCCCTTTTCTATGGCGCTGCTCAGCAGCGGAAACCACTTGCCGCAGTAGTTGGACTTGCCCCAGAGGATGCCGCCCTGCTCCCTGACTTCACCGTCCCAGAAGCTGAACGTGTCTTCGATGTAGATGCGTCCCTGCCACGGCTGACAGGTCTTGCTGCACATACCGTAGCTGCTGACCTGCACTGTATCATAGCCGAGAGCCTTGTACTTTGCGGACTTGCCTTGCAGCGCCGCTCTGGTAGCCGTAGTGCGGAGAGCCATGCGGACGTAGTCTGCAATATTCACACGCCTGCCGTCCCGGTAGATGATGCAGTTGATACCCTGATTGAGGAAGTCCTTCACGGCAATGTCAATAGCCTGCTGCAATGTCATACTGCCGGTGCTCATTGCAAGCTGTACACGGTTCACGGTCTGACGGTAGACGTCGTCTGTGAGCCTGAGTGCTGCGGTCTCGGCGTTCTTCTCCAGATAGGTCACGTCCTCAATGAGCTTGTTCACCTTTGTGGTGTCCACTCCGAAGAAAGCAGGCTGATTTTCAGCAGGCGGAACGTCCACTCCGTTCACGCCCTCATCGAACTGCTCCTGCATGATCTGCCGTGTCTCGGTGTCTATCTGCTCGGTGTACTCCTGCATGATCGCTGCATTTTCTCTGCGGAACTTCTCCAGGCTGCGGAGCTTCTCTGACTGCCATGCAGTCCAGTTGAAGCCCTCGTCCTGCTCCTCCTGCTTATGCCTGCTAAGATTACGTTTCAGCGACTGTACAAGCCGCTGCTCTATCTCCTCAAAGATGCGGACAATACCGCTGATACCAAGCATTACATATCACCAACTGACGGCTCATCAACAGTCATAAGCCCACGTTCTGCCTTGATACGCTGCACCTCAGCTTTCTTGAACTCATCGTCCTTGGAGCTGCCCCAGAGCTCGTCCACCTGTGTCTTGACCGACATTACACCGTATGCAGCAGCTTTACCCACAGTCTCCACACGGCTGTCGAAGTCAGGCGCACCGTACTCTCCGAAGCTGACAGTTATATCATGCTTTTCAGGCGCTTTTTCCTGCATATTTTCATATGTCATCAGCACCGCATCAATGAGCTGCGGAAGGACCTTTTCAAGTGCAGCTGTGATCGTATTTCTCGTGTCGCCTGTAACGTCTTTCTTTTCGCGCTGAGCTTCTCCCGAGGACATCTTGCCGACATCGATACCGAGCGTAGCAGGTGACAAGATACCTTGCAAGCACATAAGCATTGCCTGAGTGTATGCACTGACGTAAGCTTCATACTTGATGTCAGGCTGGCATACATCTACCTTGTCGTTGCTCGTGTCAAGTCCGCTGCGTATACTTACCACCTCAGCCCCAAAGCTATTAAAAGGCAAAAATGAACCGTCTTTCGGGTCACGCGGCAACAGCGATTCCGGTATGTACTTAACTACACGTCCTGCTCTGACTGCATCTAACCACTGTGATATAACTTCGTCGAGTGCATCAAAGCACTGTGACTTTCCACCGCTGAATATGCTCTTGCCTCGTCCTCTGTACTTCTTGTCCGCATAGAAGCGGAGCGGCAGCGCCATGATGAAGTCTCCGGCAAACTCCACGAGCGGAGGTATATCAGCCAGCTCCGGAACTCTGCTCAGCGACACTTCGTTTCCGCTGATGTCGGTCAGTGTAGTCTCTACCATGCCCCTGCTGTAGCGCTCATGGAGCACATAGCGCACGGACTTGACTGTGTACATAGTGCGGAAGGTAACAGCTTCAAGGACACCTCTCTTCTGCTCTATGTCAACTCTGTCACCGCTGATAAACTCTACTATCGGATACTCCGAAAGTTCAGTATTCACTGATATCTTGAAAGCTCCGTCACCGCTTACCAAGGTATCACATACAGCCTGTCCCACAAGCTCCGTGAAGTTGATGTTCTCTGATATGTCTTCCCATTCAGTCGGCGCTTCTATGTCGTCTATATCCGACTTGACTATGTATGCCAGTGTATCAGCCATAACCGCAGGAAGTCCGCTGTGTATTTTCCTTACCTTGCTTGTCGCTGGCGATACAGCCCAGAAAGCGCCTGTATTAGTTTCCGTCTGGTGGAAGAATTGATGAAGCTCGTTAGCGTCGCCCTGATACCAGAGTTGTGAACGTATCACTTCAAGCTCTCTTGTATGCTCACGCTGTATGGTTATCGCCTGCTCTATCGGCGGCGGTATTATCTCGAGCCATGTCTGCATTTTTGTTTTCACCCACTTTCCAAGTCCCATGCTTAGCCTCCTATCATCTGCATTGTCTCAGCCACTCCCGTTGTAGCGTCGGGAGCATCGTCGTGCGCGTTCTTACCGTCGCGCTGTGGAATTGTCAAGAAATGTGCAGTCAGAGAATACCCAAAATCTTGGATAGGCAGGAGTCAGGCGGCGTGATAAGCCAATCCAGTTGAAGTTCTTAGTGCCACAGGTGGGAGACCGCCTGCATTGA